AGAAAGACGGCAATCCTTCGTACACCACACTGCCAACCGCAACGCGTTCAGACGGTACCGTGCGCACCTTCACGGAAACCATACTCAAGAGCGTGTTGCAACAGGTTTGGACAAGTGGTGGCGAACCATCCATCGTGATGACAGGCCCAGTGAACAAGCAAACCGTTTCTGGTTTCAACGGTATTGCAACGCGCTATCGTGACGTGCCAGCAGGTAAACAGGCACAGATCATTGGCGCAGCTGATGTTTATGTTGGTGATTTCGGCCAAGTGAACATTGTTCCAAACAGGTTCCAGCGCGAACGCGATGCGTTTGTTCTTTCGCCTGACTATGCTGGCGTTCACTTCCTGCGCCCATTCCAGCAAGTTGAACTTGCAACCACGGGTGACGCTGAGAAGCGTTTGCTCTTGGCGGAATATGGCCTTGCTATCTACAACGAGAAAGCCCACGGGATTGCCGCTGACTTGCTCACGTCCTAATCGCAGTATCTAACGGGGGGCGGGGAAACCCGCCCTTTTTTACATGGAAAAACGGATCTTTGAACAAGACGAACTGTTAGGTATCACTCGCATTTGGCACTTTGACGAGGAAACCGATACAGCTGTCATCGAGACAATCCAGAATGTCCAGCCTATTGTCGAAAGCAATAAGTCCGAATTCAACCAGGTCGATGAGCGCGCCAGGTGGGACGGTGAAGGGCATGGCGTTCGCGTGGCAAGCATTCCGATGAATTTATTTATGGAGTTAGTCGGAAAGGGCATTACGCGTAACGAAAAAGATTTCAAGCAATGGCTTAATGACCCAGAAAACCGCCACTTTCGTACAAGACCAGGGAGAGTTTGATGAGTGATAAAAGGATTATTTCGGTTTGCGTTCCAGCGCGTGATGAAGTCCATACGATGTTCACCTTTGACCTGGTGAACGCGATTAGTCATCACATAGGCACCACAGGAGAGATTGTTAATTTGTTGATGAGCCAAGGCACGTTGCTTTGCTCGCAGCGCACGGAATTAGTTATGAACGCCATTCACGCGAATGCCGATTATTTGCTATTCCTTGATAGCGATATGCGTTTTCCAGCGGACACAATTAGCCGATTGCTAGCGCACGGCGAATGCGTCGTGGCGGCCAACTGCGCAAGGCGCAGAATGCCAACCGGCCCAACGGCAGGAAACTATGACAGGGAAACGGGTCGCAAAGTATTGCGTTACTCGATGCCAGAGGACACAGGCCTTGAGCAAGTGGACATGGTTGGCACGGGCGTCATGCTTGTTGACATTAACGTCTTTAAGGTTTTGGATATGCCATGGTTTGCAACGCCATGGGATGTACAGGCCAAGGGTTACATGGGCGAGGATGTGTATTTCTGCAAGTTGTTGCGGGATAACGGCATTCCGTTGTATATTGATCATGACCTGTCCAAGCAAATTGGGCATATAGGAACCTTCGAGTACAAGCATGAGCACACTTGGGCACTCCGACCGATGGAAGATGAGCGCAGAAAAGCAGCTGGCGCTCCGGTCGAAACTCAAAAGGTGGCTTGATGGCACTCGACACATTTAGCGGACTAAAATCAAGTATTGCGGATTGGATCAACCGCGATGACTTAACGTCCGTCATTCCATCGTTCATTGTTTTGGCGGAAGCAACGTTTAACCGCACGATCCGCACACGCGATATGGTGCAGCGCGCAACCGCATCACTTGATACGCAGTACACGGAATTGCCAGCCGATTTTTTGCAAATGATCAACATTCAGTTGAACACAGCAACGCCTATGAAGCTGTCATTTGTGAGCAATGAGCAAGCTGACGATTTGCGATCCACTTACTTTGCAGCCGCCAACGAACCCAAGTATTACTCGATTGTCGGCCAAACGTTTGAAGTGATCCCTTCGCCTGGTGGCGAGTACACGGTTGAAATGTCGTACTACAAAAAGATTCCGGCGCTTTCGGATAGCAATACAAGCAACTGGTTGCTTGCGAAATCGCCAGCCATGTATCTATATGGCGCACTGGTTCAAAGCGCACCTTACTTGCGCGATGATGACCGCATCACTACCTGGGGCGCCTTATATAAGGAAGCCTTCAACGATCTAATGCTTGAAGAGCAAAGGTCAAACTTTAGCGGCACCACGCCGCGCATGAGAGCAAGGAGTTATTGACATGGCAGGTTCATTTTCAGATTACCTGGAAGATAAAGTGATGAAGCATGTGTTTACTAACACGGCTTACACATCACCATCTTCGCTTTACGTCGGTCTTTTTACCGTTGCACCAACGGATGCCGGTGGCGGCACGGAAGTATCGGGTAACGCTTACGCACGCACCGCGGTTACATTCAGTGTAAGCGGTACGTCACCAACGTCGGCAAGCAACTCGGCTAACGTTGAATTTCCCACGGCAACGGGTTCATGGGGTACGGTTGTGGCGGCAGCTATTTTCGACGCTAGCACGTCAGGCAATATGCTGTCATGGGCTGACCTTACAACGTCCAAAGCCGTTGGTAATGGTGACGTATTCCGCTTTGCAACAGGCAATCTGGCCGTTACGCTTTCGTAAGTAAATGGCGCTGAACTATGGTTCCGGTTTATACGGCAGTGGCAAATGGGGAACCGATGCCAGTGTTGACAACTATGGTTCAGCCACCTATGGCACAAGCAAGTATTCCGCACCTGATCAGAATTACATTGAAGGTAATGCAACTGCCGCTTCCACATCAACCATGGAGGCATCTGGCGATAAGACGCCAGGAAGCGGAAGCAATTACGGATTCGGCAATTACGGTTCGGGAAGCTACTCAGGAACGTCCGTTATTTATGTTGACGGGCAAGCAAGTGCAGCGTCCGAGTCAGCAGTTAGCGCGGTTGCAAGCATTCTATTTAGCGTTAGCGCAACCGCTGCAAGCGATTCAAGCCAAACGGCTGATGCACAAGTTGACCGAAACGCGCAAGCCACATCAGCAAGCGAAAGCAATGCAAGTGCATTGGGTTCCATTGTTCAGGATGGCGCAGCAACCGCGGCAAGTGTTTCAACGGTTACGGCAACGGGCGAAGGCTTGGTGGATGGAGCCGCTAGCGCTGCAAGCGAAAGCGCGGTATCCGCAAACGGTGACAGATTCCTGGGCGGGATTGCCACTGCCGCATCAGAAAGTGCAGTTACCGCAAACGCTGAAACATTCTCAAGCGGCCAGGCAACAGCCGCCGCGGAATCATCTGCAACGGCTCAAGCCGATGTTGACATTGGTAACTCAGCATTTGCCGAAGCCGAATCAAGCGTTACAGCTGATCCGACAACAACTTGGTGGGCACAAGCAACGGTTATCAGCACGACAAGCATGTCAGCTAATGGCGGTTTGAAATGGGAACCCGTTGCACCTGTTACCACCACCTGGACAAACATCACAGATCCGTCCAACACATGGACGCCAATCAATTCACCATGGCGGGATGCCGCATAACGAGGTAAATCATGGCCGATACAACAACCAGTAACCTTTCACTTACCAAGCCTGAAGTTGGCGCGTCAACTGACACATGGGGTTACAAACTCAACACGAATATGGATACGCTCGATGCGTTGTTCGCGGCAGCGGGCAGCGGTACAAGCGTTGGTTTGAACGTTGGATCAGGTAAGACGCTTGCGCTTGGCGGGAACATGACAGGCGCAGGAACGATCAACGGTGTGTCCATTGGTCAAACCGTTGCTGGTGCCGGTGCATTCACAACGCTTACCGCATCAGGCAATGTAACGCTTGGCGATTCGACAACGGACGCCATAACAGCGTCAGGGAAGATGGTTATCAAACCCGTGGTTGAAACGGCAAACGTTGCTGCAACCGCGGCAACCGGAACGGTTAACGTTGACCTTACCGAGCGCGCAGTTAATTACTACACGTCAAACGCTTCCGCCAACTGGACGTTCAACTTTCGTGGCGATGCAGCGACAACGCTTAACAACTTTATTACCACAGGCCAATCTATCACTTGCGCGTTTCTCGTGACGAATGGCCCAACTGGGTACTACCCAACCGGGTTTCAGGTTGATAGCACAACGACTAACGTTAGCGTCAAATGGCAGCAGGGAACGGCACCATCAGCGGGCAATACAACATCCATTGACGCTTATGTGTTCAGTATTATCAAAACGGCTGCAAGCACTTACACGATCCTTGCATCCCAAACGAAGTTTGCGTAAGGAGCAGCGAATATGCCTGTTCTTTCAACACTTGGCGCGGCCATTGCTAACGTTTATGGGTTCACGTCCGGACTGATCAAAGATCAGTACTTCAACCTTGTCTCGCTCCTCCTCCCAGGCAACGGCACTAACGGAGCGCAGAACAATACGTTCTTAGACTCTGGTACGGCTAACAGTGGTTCAGGATTCACCATCACCCGCAACGGCAACACAACGCAGGGCACGTTCTCGCCGTTCAGCCAGACTGGGTGGGGGAATTATTTCAATGGTTCTAGCTCAATCTTAGAAACTTCGACATCTATTTTTGGCACTTGGAGTACCGCAAACGCTTCGACCACAACAGCCACGATTGAGGCTATGGTTTATGTGAATGCCCTTCAGTCAGCCCCAGCAAACGCATATCTAAACCCTTCAATAATTGCTAAAGGTAATACGTACCTTAACTTCTCAGTCAATTCAACGGGCAATATTGTTTTATTCCATTACGACGGCAGTTTTAGGTACATAACCAGCAGTGGAACAATACAAGCCAACACTTGGAATTACGTTGCCGTAACCATAACCGGAGGTACGGCGACTATTTACATAAATGGAACATCAAGCGGATCAGGCACTTGGTACGGCATTCAAACAGGCGGTCTTGTCGCTCCAACTTATATTGGTCAGACCCCAGCAGGGCAGTATTGGAATGGTTATATTTCTAACTTAAGGGTTTCATCAACAGTCAGAACCATAGCAACGCCATTAGTACCGTACACAAACGATGGCAATACGTCTTTGCTAACTTGTCAATCCAATCGTTTTCGTGATGCCAGCACAAACGGCTACACAATCACTGCTTCAGGCTCACCCTCCATCACCCCCTTTTCCCCCTTCGCCCCTACACAGTCCTACTCAGCATCAGCAGTGGGTGGTAGCGGGTACTTTGATGGTAGTGGGGATTATTTGAGTGTTGCTGACAATGCGGCGTTTACGATGGGAACCGGAGACTTCACGGTTGAATATTGGGTATATTGGAACGGGACAAGCAGTACGTTTAGGGCGTATGGTCAAGTTGATAGTGGTGGATCGTTAGCTTCAATATCTATTCGTGGTGGTACGGACGCTTCTAATAAAGTAATCAATGGTGCTTTTTCTGGAACTACAGATTACTTGTGTACAAGTACAGCGTCTTTAGTAGCAAATACGTGGAACCATATTGCTTTTGTCCGTGATGGAACGACATTGCGTCAATATATCAACGGCGGTCAGGATGGGACTGCTTCAATTTCAACCGCATCAGTCAATGATTCTTCAAGCCAGTTTGCAATAGGCAGAGCAGGTGAATTTAATGGAAACTATTTTGGCGGCTATATATCAAGTTTTCGTTTGTTAAAAGGAACCTGTCTTTATCCTAGTGGAACAGCCTTCACCCCTCCCACAGCACCTCTCACCAACATCACCAATACCTCCCTCCTCCTTAACTTCACCAACGCTGGTGTCGTCGATGCCACTGCCAAGAATGTCTTGGAGACTGTTGGGAATGCTCAGATCAGCACAACACAGAGCAAGTGGGGTGGTGGGAGTATTAGTTTTGATGGGACATCCAATACAGGGCTTAAGGCTCCGGCAGGGAATTTATTTACCTTTGGTAGCGGTGCATTCACTGTTGAGTTTTGGGTTAGGTTTAATAGTGTGGCCGCTGATCAAGCGGTGCTTAACGTAACAGGAACAACAAACGTATTGACCTTTTATGTACTTTCAACAGGATCGCTGAATTATTACCTGAGTTCAAACGGATCAAGCTATGACATTGCTTCCGGTGTGTCGGTGGGAAGCATATCGACTGGTCAGTGGTACAGGGTTGCTTTAGTGCGCAGCGGGAATACGTTTACCCCTTACTTAAACACAACAGCAGGGACAACTTCAACGTCATCATCAGCACTAGCTACGCCAAGTTCTGGAACATTTTTGCATTTAGGAATGTCAGTCGCAGGCACATCCAACTTTAACGGTTATATAGATGATGTGCGTGTGACCAGAGGTGTCGCCAGAGACATGACAGTGCTTCCAACAGCACCCTTCCCAGTCCAGTGAGGTAAAACATGCTCTACAGTAAAAACGGATCAATACCCAAGCCTGAGACTGACGGCACAGAGGGTTGGGTACAAGTGCCTGATGCACCGGACCGCCCTGAAGGTATGGAAGTTATCTGGTGGTCTCATGAATGGGTTGTACGGCCACCAAAGCCAGCAGACAGGGCAGGTTACCAGTGGAACTGGAACCACTCGGATAAGACATGGGTTGAGGGTAAATATGCAACAACGGTGGATGAGGTTGTAACTGTTGAAATCATTGCCGCTGATTCGATAGGCGGCGATTCGCTTGGAGCGTAAACCGTGGAACCAAACGCTAAAGACGTGGAGGCTAAATTGTCAACGCATGAAGCAGTCTGCGCTGAACGTTACGCGGGCATCAACGCCCGCTTAAAGCGTTTGGAGCAAATCCTTATCGCAAGCGCAGGAGCCATTATCCTGCTGCTGATCAATACGACGTTTAAGTTGCACTGATATGTTTGACCTGTTATCCGGTGGGCTTCTTGGCTCGATCTTTGGCGGCCTATTCAGGCTTGCGCCAGAGATCTTAAAGTTCATGGATAAAAAGAACGAACGGCAGCACGAACTGAATATGTTTCAACTCCAAACCGATTTGGAGAAGATGCGCGGTCAGTTCAAGATGGAAGAGAAGTACGTTGACCATTCCATTGCGCAACTTGATACGATCAAGGCCGCATTTGAAGAGCAAGCCGAAACCGCCAAGTCAGCTGGATGGTTCGTGGCGGCTATATCCGCGCTAGTCCGTCCCGGTATCACCTGGTCGCTTTTCTTTATGTACGCAGCCGTGAAGGTTGCCGCCATCTATCTAGCGTTTGAATCGCAAGCGAGTTGGCAGGACGTGTTAAACCAATCATGGGACTCGGATGACTTTGGTCTTTTCACCATGTGCGTGTCATTCTGGTTTGTTGGCCGATCCATTGAGAAGTACCAGAAACAATGAAAGAGGCCATCAAAATCGCCAAAGACTTACTGGTGGTTCCGTTTGAGGGCTGCGCTAAGGTATTGCCAAACGGTATGGTTGCCGCGTATCCCGATCCCGGTTCCAATGGCGATCCTTACACGATAGGGTTCGGGACAACAGGCCCAGACGTAACGCCAACAACCGTTTGGTCGATGGCGGTCTCTCCCTTTC